GGGATCGTGGGCGGGGTCGTCGCCGTCGTCGTGCACACGGCGCCCGACACCGTGCCGGTGTGTTGGTGCATCCAAAAGTCGGCGAGCTTGCCGCGCAGGGCGTCGATCTCGTCGTGCACCTTCTGCGCGAGCGCGACAAAATCCTCCGCCTCCCCATCCTTGCCGAGCGACAGGCAGTCGGCATTGAAGGAGCTGAGCGCCTGCGGCTTGGAGCGCACGCCGAGCAGCGCCACCGCATCGCTCAAGTGGTGCCGGCGCAGATCCACCGGGTCGACCTCGCCGCCATTCTCGATCCACTTGTCGAGGCTGCGGTCGGAGAAGACGAGCAGGCAGGGATCGCCGGGCTGCACGGGGAAGGTGATCACGAACCCGCCCGCCCCTGGGAACTGCACCGGCACGTCGGAGACCACCGGCAGCGACTCGGAAAGCTCCGCGTCGCTCTCGTCGAAGCGCAGCTCTTGAAGGTCGGGCCGCACCTCGGCGAGCTGCGTCGCCGCGTCGAATTTCTGGATCGTCCCGGGGATTGCGACGCGCACCTCCGCCAGCCGCGCCTCGATCGCCCGGCGGATCAACTCGGCAAGCGTGACCTTCCCAAGACCCGGCTCGCTCATAGCGAAAGCCCCTCGGCGTTCGTGTACCACTCGCCGCCGTGCGTGTCGCCCCCGTGCTCGAGAGCCTCGACCCGGAACTGCCCTTTGACCCCGGCGGCGCGCAGCTCGACCGCACCGCCGCAACGGATCGACGGCTGCAACAGGCTGCGGAACTTGACCCGCGGCGGCCGGTTCGTCTTATCGGGGGCGTTGTGCTCCGGCGAACCTACCAGCCCGGTCTCCGGAGTCAGGAGCACCGCGCGCCCGGGCGCGGCGGCGTCCCCGCGCAAGAGCTGCAGCGCACCGTCCTGCACCGACCATGAGAAGCCGCAGGTGCGCAGGAGCTTGTCGAGTTCCTGCGACGCCTTGCCGTGCGCGGTGTAGCCGTGGGCGAACTCGGTCAGACGCCCGCGGAAATCACCCTTAGCCAGCTCGGCGTCGAGGTTGCCGGTGTTGACACCGAGCGCCTGCGCGGCCGCGCGGATCACGTCGGCAACAGGGGTGCCCGGCGCGAAGCTCTCCGAGAAGTGCGCCCATTGATAGGCGCGCTCGCCGTCGCCGCAGCGGACCAGGGTGATCCAGTCGGCGTTGTCGCGCACGTGGTCGATCGTCCGCGCGTCCCCCTGGAAGATGATCGCCGCGTTGTCTTGGTAGCCGGCGGAGAGCACCACCGGGATCGCCTTGCTTTGCAGCCTGGAGCGGGTCTTCTCGGCGAGGTTGTAGATCCGCAGCTCGCACGTGTTCGGCTCGGTCTTGGTGGTCTTCTTGACCTTGAACGCCATGCGCAGACCCGTCACCCGCAGGTCGCCGACGATTGCCACGCACGAACGGTCGAAGAGCTGTGCCACCGGATCACCCCTTCAACTCGGCGGGCAGGTCGGCGTTGGGGGTGTAGAGCAGCTTCACCCGCGACCCGAGATCCTCGAGCCCCGACTCCTTGTCCTGCCCTGAGGTGTCGATCGCCGACAGGTCGCCCGCGGGCAGGCGGGGATCCCGGAAGCGGACGATCAGCGGGAAGCCGAGCACCACCTTGCGGCCGGCAAGCAACACCTCCCCCGAGGCGTCGGAGATCGAGAACCGCCACGCCTCGTCACGCGTGTTCCAGCGGAACTCAAAACCGAAGGTCTTCCCGTCGAGGTCGATCTCGAACGTGTAGTGGGGCAGGTCGCGCCGGGTGGGCAGAACGATCACGCTCATTGGACACCGATCTTCTTGAGGGCCCCGAGCTGATCCAGAAGCGCTTTGCCTTGCTTCGCCCAGCTCTTCTTGACCTCAGCTTCCTTCGCCGGCTCGCCCGTCTTCTTGCCGTCGCTGTGCTTGGGCTTCGCGCTCGTCACAGCGGTCTTGATCGCGACCGTCTGGGAGTCGACCAGCCGCACCTCGCGCAGCGTCGCTGAGAAGCGCACGGCGTCGGCAATGTCTTTGGTGCGCGTGTAGCTGATCGCCTGGATCAACAGGTTCGACAGGGTGAGCACCTGCGACCGCAGCTCGACGAGCTGCCCGTTATCCCGGAGCGCCTCGAGCGTGGCGAGGTTCGCCAACGCGCGCCCCGCGTTGCCGTCGTCGGGGTTCTCGACCGGGTAGTCGACGAGCACCCCGTCGATCTTCACGGTGCGCGGCTTCTTGCGCGCGTGGTCGGTGATGTTGGCGCCGGTCTCCACCGGGTGCTCGGTGACATCCATTTCGCCCGAGTGGCTCTCGCTCGCCGTCGCGTCGATCGCGAGGCTCTCGGTTGATCCGGCGTCGGTCGTGTAGTTGAGGAACAGCACGGCGGATCACCTCAGGGGGGAGACGGCGGGCACCTGCGATTGCAACTCCGAGTTCCACCAATCATCCCACCGCGTGAGCGTCTCGCGGCCGGTGGCGGCAGGGTCGGCGCCGGGCGCCGCTTGGATGTTGAAGACCGCCTCGACCTTGGGCGCGTTCACCACCGAGCCCGCGCCTGCGCTGGCGGCGGATGCCTGCGGCGAGAGCGCGGTGGGGCCCCAGGCTGCTTCAAAAGCGGCCGCGGGCATGAGGGGGGAGTAGCCGGCGAGCCCTGTCCCGGGACCGGCGGAGGCGGCGCCGGGAGGCGCGCCGAAGGCCCAGCTCGCCACGTCCCCGAGCACGCCCTTCCCCGTCGCGCCGCCCTTGGTGAGGAAGCTCGCCCAATTCTCGATCGTCTCCCCGATGTGCGTCACCGTCCACAAGATCGTCTTGAGGAAGTCGAGGAACGCGCCCCACCCGGTCTTCTGAGGGTCGAACTTCGCCGCGTCCCACCACTCGTCGATCGCCTTGGTGAGGTCGCCAACATACGACTCGCCGCCGGTCAGGAAGGTATAGATGTCTTCGGCGACGAGCACCACCGCGGCCGCGACGGCGAGCCACGCCGCGGCAATTGCGACCGCGTGCGCGACGCCCGCGACCGCGGCCACCTTGCTAGCGATCGTCGCCGAGAAGAGAGCGACCTGCCACGCGGTGATCCCAGAGATCGCCGCAATCACGGCGGGGATGTGGCTCCCGATGATGTAGAGGGTCACGGTGGCAAGCGCGGCTTTGAGGATGAACAGGTGCTGCGCCACGAACCGCAGCGCGTCGCGCATGATCTCGTAGGGCTTGCGCACGATGCCGGCGATCCACTTGCGATTGCGCGAGACGAGCTGCGCGAACGCCTTGGCGAGGTCGCCCGCGCCCTTCAACAGCGGCCCACCGATCGCGTACTTGAGCCCGCGGAAGGAATCCTCGAGGTCGTTGTTGGCCGCCTTGTATTCCTTCGCCGCCTGGATCGTCTCGGTGTCGAGCACCAGCCCGAATTCCCGCGCCTCCTCGCGCATGGCTTCGATGCCGTGCGCGCCCTTGTTCAGGAACGGGAGCAGCTCCGCGCCGCCGCGTCCGAAGGCACGCTGGGCAAGCGCGGTCTTCTGGATCCCGTCGGGCATGGTGGCGAACTTGTCGGCGACCTCCTGCAGGAGTACGTCGGTTGCTTTGAGTTTGCCATCCGCCTGATAGAACGAGACCCCCAGCGCTGAGAACGTGTCCTGCGCTTCCTGGGATCCGGTCGACGCCGCATAGGTCGCGCGCGCGAGACGGATCAGCCCAGTCTCGAGCGTCTCGGCGCTCAGCCCCGAGTTGTCCGCGGCGGCGCTCAGCTCTTGGATCGCATCGGTCGACATGCCGGTGCGAACCGCCGCCTTGCGCGCGGCGCTGGCGGCGTTGGCGGTCGAGTGGATCAGAGCTTGGATGCCCCCGGCGTAGGCGCCGAGGGCCGCGCCGATTCCGAGCAGGCCGCTCTCGAGCTTGTGGACGATCGCCTCGCCGACGGCAAAGGCGCCCTCGTCGATTTCGAGCCCCAGCTTCGCGGCCAGCTCTTGAATGATCACGGCTTAGCCTCGGTTCTTCTTGGCGTCCGCCTCGGCCTGCCTACGCTTCGCGTCGTTCCAGGCGTCGAGGGCGTCGTTCGCGTCGGCCACATCATCGATCGACCACTTCTCCTGAATCTCCCAGCGCAGCGCGACCCGCTCGACGATCAGCCGTTCGACGGGCCAGACGAGGTGCTCGACTTGCTGAACTTCAACACCGCCGCCTTGCCCTCGGGCGCGCGGGCGGCGAGGTCGGCGAAAAAACTTGAGTAGTTCACCTTCAACGCCTCGAGCACGAGCGCGCCGACGGCGCCGAGGTCTCCGGCGAACTCGGAGGCAAAGACCGACTTGACCTCGGCGAGCTGCCCGCCGACCTCGATCCGCGCGCCGCTCTCGAACAGCAGCTCCGACACGAGGTGCTCCACCTCGTTCTCGTCGAGCCGCGCGAAGAGCGCGGAGATCGCCTCCCCGAGTTGCGCGTCGTCGCCCTTGAAGAGCAGCCCGAGCGACGGGCCGACCACGCGCCCGAGCCGGGTCAACAGCCGCAGGGATCGCATCGCGGGGAGCTGGGAGACCAGCGCCCGGCGCTCGCCCCCGATCATCTTGATTCGCACTTCCTTGGTTTCGCACGCCATGTGGATCGGTTCCTTCTAAGCAAGCGGGCCGGCAAGTTGCGCCGGCCCGCGGGGTTTGACTCAGCTCGTCGCGGGAGCCGGGCGGTTCTAGGTGTTGCCGCCCACGTTCAGGCGCATGTGCGCCACCGCGATCTTCCACTCGCGATCGGAGGTCTCCTTGCCGAAGCTCACCGAGGCGGGCTTGACCAGCCACGCCTCGTCACCCTGGATCAGGGTGCGGCCGCGCAGATCCTTGACGAACACGGGCCCAATGTTGGCGCCCGAAAGCTCATCCTTCGCCAGCTCCGCCGACAGGATGTCGTTGGCCGTCGAGGTCTGCAACACGGTGAAGGTGATCACGCCGCTGTCGTCGGCGCTCTTCACGCGGGCGACCTCGCCGTCGGCGCCGACGACCTTGGAGAAGCTGTCGGAGTCGCGCTCCGCCTGAATGAACGTGCCGTCCGCGAAGCCGCTGAGCTGGTAGCCGTGGAACGACACGAGCACCTGCGCCGGGTCGAAGGTGTGCGTGGGGTTGTTCATGGGAGGTGATTCCTTTCACGCCGAGGGGCCGGCGGTGAAGCCGGCCCCCAGCTCGAGGGTTAGACGGTGATCGTGCCCTTCAACTCGACGGCGTGCACCGCGCCCGCCAGCCGCGCCGAGAAGGTGATCCCGGTGAGCTTGCGCGCGGCGCGGTCGGCAGAGGAGACCTCGAGCGCGTCGGGGACCGTCACCGTGGTCTCGCCGGGGGCGAGGAACTCGCGCCGCTCGAACTTCTGCAAGCTCGCCCGGGTCTGCCCCTCGACCGTCGCGATCCCGCGGTTGGTGAAGGGGGTCTTCCCGCCGCGCGCGGCGTTGACGAGCGCGGTGTAGACGTTGGCCTGCATGTCCGACTCGAGCGCGTCGCGCCCGCGGATCACGTCGAGGAACTCGCCGGCCGCCGTCACGCCCTCGAACGTGATCGCGATCCCCCCGTAGTCGGCGAAGCCGTTGCCGTTCTTCGCCTTGAGGTTGGCGATGTGCGTCGCCGAGAGCTTGTCGGCCGACACGCCCGCGAGCTGCGCGAACTTCCAGTCTTCGGTGCCGGCGTCGAGCGGCAGGCGGGAGCCGAGCCACGCAGCGTCGGCGAACTCGCCGGGGTCGTTGTGGAAGATGATCCCCGTCCGGAACTCGTTGTTGGTCTTGAGCGTGGCGGCGATGTCGGTCGCGCCCGCGAGAACGGTGGTGATGATCGCCGTCTCGCTCGACGCCTGCACGCCGATCCGCTTGTTCGTCTCGATCCACGCGGCGGCGGCGGTGATCTCCGCCTTGCCGCAGGTGGTGAGCATGACCCCATAGAAGTCGGGGTCGGCCGCCTTGATCGCGTCGAGGTCGGCGGAGAGCCCCGGGTCCGCGTGCGGCCACTCCACCTTCAGCCCGGCGTGCCCGGCGGTGGCGGGGTCGTCGTCGACCTCGAGCCGGAACCAATCCCCGGCGTTGGCCGCGGTGGCGGTGAGGTAGGTGGTCGCGTCGACCACCGCCGGCACGCCGCCGAGGTACTTCCACACGACGGTCCCGTCGGTGATACTGCCCGCCTGCGTAGTCGGGCCGCCCGCGCCCGCCGAGGTGCCGGCGGTGGTGCACTGGTACTTGCGGCCGCTGTTCGACACCTTGTCGCCGACGGCGTAGGCGGTCGACTTGACCCAGGCGGCCGGCGCGAGCGCGTCGATCGCGCTCTTGAGCCCGGCGGTGATCTCGGCGACAGCCGCCGTCGCGTCGGAGGTGAACTCCGCCGCCACCCCGTCGAGGTTGACGCGGTAGAGCTTGGAGTTGATCGCCGTCGGGGTCAGCTTGGCCTGCGGGGTCGGCAGGCTCGCCCGCCGGCCGATCTTGAAGTTCGACGGGCGGGGGTTCTGCGCGACGAGCTTGGACGCGGCGAGGTACTCCGGATCCGTGGCGAGGAAGCCGTCGGTCAGCATGTCGGCGGGGTCGCTGTAGCTGCGCACGACCTCGGCGAAGCGGGAGTGCGCGCCGACGATCAGGGGCACGCCGAAGCCGGCGCGCTTGGCGGCGGCGGTCTGCGTGGTGATCTGGATCGACACGATGTCGGCGAGGCTTCCCATGTGTGCGGCTCCTTACTCGAGCTTGACGGCGAACGTGGTCCCCGTCACCTCGTCAACGGTCGGCGTCAACTCCACCGACCCGATATAGGTAGCGGTCTCCTGCCCGCCGTCAGCGAACCTCATGCGGATGTCGAGCGAGGCTCTGCCCTCGAACCTAGTTTCTACCAGAGCCGTCAGATTTTGGATAGATCCGCGGTCGATCACGACGAGCCCCGCGGAGGCGAGCGCGTCGCGCGCGGTCTCGGTCTCCAAGTAGCTGTGGATCTTGGAGAGCAGCGCAGGGGCGGCGCTGTTGCCGCGCACCTCGGCGGTGAAGACCTGCACGCGCAGCATGAACTCGGCCGGTGTGGTGTAGTCGATCAGCAGCTCAGTTCCGACGACGGGATCCGCGTGGTGAAGGTACGTGCTCACCCCGTCGCCGAGCGATAGCAGGCCGCTCGGGGTGACATCGAGAGCGTAAGCACGTCCCGCGGAATCCGTTCCCGACAGGTGTAGCGCCTCCCCGTCGGCGACTTGGTAGTAATTCCCCTCAACACCGTTGACGATCGGGTGCAGCATGAAGTGAACAGCGTCCCACGCGAGAGCCGTCACCACCAAGCTAGTCAGGCTCCCGGAGTAGCCGGAGACGACCAGCGACGCGCCGCCCGGACCGTCCGACAGGCGCATGGCTCCGGCGATCTGCGTCGGCGTCCCCGCGGCTCCGCTGGGGTTGACTCCGGAAACGACCTCCGGCGTGAAGCTCAAACACTCCTCGGCGTCGCGGAAGAGCGACACGTAGGGCAGCGCGGGACGCGGGGCGCCCTGACCCTCCCAGAGGATCTTCCCCGCGCCGATGTTCGCCGCGGCGGCGAGCACCTGCGCGATCTTGTTCTCCGCCGCTGCCCAATCGAAGAGCGCCATCGTCTCGCCTCACCGGCAGCTTGCCGGCATCGAATAGCCCAGGCCGCGCCGGCCGGTGATCCCCGCCGCCTCGGAGCAGAGCTTGCGGACGCAGCCCGCGCCGCTCCAGGTGCCGGCGCCCAGCGTGGTGTCGTAGGGCGCTGGGCCGGCGTCGACGCCCACGCCCGGAGACCAGGAGCAGGCGCCGCCGTCCGTGCGGTTGCGGCAGGCGCACGGGTAGAGCTGCTGCGCGGCGGCTGGGAAGGAGCCCTCGGGCCAGCGGCGGATGATGGGGCCGCCGTCCGGCCTGGCGTAGGGCCCGAACGTGAAGCCCAGGTCCACCGCCGTGCCCGGCAGGCGCCGGAGCTGCTCGATGGTCTCGGTGCTTGCGGCGGCGGGCGCGGGGCCGCAGACCTGGATCAACTCCTCATGGCTGGCAGCGGCGTCGGCCACGGGGTCGGCGAACTCTACCGTGACGATTCCCGCCGCGCACTGGCCGGCGGTGAGCGACGCTGCGCGCCAGGCCGGCAGGATGCTGGCGGCGATGCGCGCCTTGCGGAGCAGGTCCTCGGCGTCGTCGGGCGGCAGGCAGTCGCCGACCCCGGCGTCCGACGCGGTCCCATCGGCGAGCGTCGGAATGGGGACGCCGAGCGCGGAATAGAACGAGGCCGGCCCGATGCTGGGCAGCCCGCAGACGCGCGCGGCCTGCGCGGGGTCGGCGGTCGGCGCGCCGCTGCTGTTGACCAGGTACAGGCCGACTCCGGCGCCGGCGAGCAGCAGGAGAGCGGCGTAGCGCGAGGGGGTCATGGGCACCTCGCGAAGTTCGCTCCGCTTTTGCAGAGGCGGATGCGGGAGATGTACCCGTTGAACGACAGGTCACCGCCGCTGCGGGAGCCGATGTAGATGGGGGTTCTAAACTGGCTGGCTGCCCCTGCGTTGCCGGAAATCAGCGCCATGTCTCCGAATGCGGCGCCATCGGCGGCGGCGGTTCTGGTCCCCGCGTTGCTGCAAATGGTGACGGTGTGCGTGGACCCGTCTGCCCAGGCGTTGACGGTAGCGGCCGTCTCGTATTGGTTGAAGTTCCCGGTGCCCGGCTCGTACTCCCGGATCGTCAGGTTGTCGGAGGTGTTTCCGAACAGCGATCCCCAAATGCTGCTGTCTCCAGAGACGCCGAAGGACCAGAACAGGCGGGCTACCCCGGTCTGCCACTTCGCCTGCGTCCCCACGGTCGTCACGCACCATGAGGTCGGCGCTCCGGTGAGCGGCTGGTCGAAGCTGGCGATGAGGGCGGGCTGGTCAACCTGCGACCCGGCACTCTCGACGTATGGGCTCGGAACCTTTTCGGCTACAGCCTTGGTGTTTGCCAGCAGGAGGTAGTGCGTCCCGTTGGAGGCCCAGGCGACGCCAAATCGGGCGTGTGCCTCGGTGTCGGCGATGTTGAGCGTGCAGTAGTTGGTCACGCTGTTGATCGGCACGCGCGACAGCCACCACCGGCACCACCCGTTCCCAAGGTTCTCCACTTCGACCGCCGTGTCGGTCACTCCCTTGGTGCAGGTCGAAAAATCCACCGAACCGAAGCCGACCCCGCTGTTGTCCATGACCCCGAGCCAACTAATGTTTCCCGCCTTGCCGTAGCCGGAGCAGGTGTAGTTGGTTCCGTTCGTCATGGTGTAACCCTGGTAGATGCGGTGCTCTCCGTTGCTGTTGGTCGTCTGGAGGGTCCACGCGGAGTTCGCCACGCCATCCGGGCCGGTGGCGTTCTTGAGCGGCGTCGCGAGATTGTTCGTCGTCCACGACGAGGTGAACGTGTTGGAGTTCAAGAGAAGCTGCCGGTTCGCCCCAAACCTCTGCACTCCCTTGTTCGTCACGCAGAGGGTGTTGGCGGGGACGTAGAACAGCGGCCCGCCCGCGACCTGACACGCTTCGCTCGCGGCGCGGCTGACGCTCAGCGCGGAGGGGCCGTAGCCGCCCGCGTTGAGCCCGAAGAACTGCGCGGCGATGGCGTCGAACTGCGCCGAGCTAGGAGACCCGCTCCAAGCGAGCACTTCCATGATGGCGCCAGCATTGAACGAGCCGATCAGCGAATGCGTCCCGATATACATGGGGGCGGTGGTCGCAGCGGTAGGCGTGTGCGCGCCGCCGGTCGTCGCCGCGTTCACGTTGACCTTGGAGATCCCCGTCCCTCCGTTTCGACCGAAGCAGACGAGGTTGACGCCACCCTGCACCAGCGAGCCACTCAAGCTCTGATCGTGGTAGCCACCGGCATCCGCCCACCGCAGGCGGTGGTCCGACAGGGTGTTGATCATGTAACCCCAGCCCGAGTTGGCGGTCATGTTGCCAACTGGGGCCGCGAGCACGGTGGGCGTGCCGACCATGACAAGGCACAGGCCGAAGTCCCCGGCGAAGTCGAGGGGGTCGTTGCCGTTGCCGCTGGGGTCGAGCTTGAAGAAGTTGGACCCGTTGAATCCCGAGAACCCGCTGCGGCTCGCCGCCGAGAATCCGTTCGGGTAGAGGACTCCCTGTGCCGCGTTCTTCGCGACGGTGCCGCCCTCGATCCAGGTGTTGCCTTTGGTGTCCACCAGGGCGCTGCCGTTGCTGTAAACGTGGGCGACCGTCCCGGCGGGTTCCTGCAACACCGGGCCCGAGTAGTTGAAGCTCCACGCCGACAGCGACGCGGGCACACTCCCAGCGGTTCGGGCGGTGGTTCGCGTGGTGGTCGACTTGTAAGGCAACCCGGCGCTCAGCGTCAGGGCAGCCAGTAGCGCAGCAACATGCATGGGCTCAACCTCACTTCGGGCGCATAAGCTTGAACTGAACGCAGGTGGTGCCGGAGCCTTCGCCCGCGATGTAGTAGACCGCCGCGTCGCTGGGGCCGCCGTCGATCCCGCCGTCGCTCGGAACCGGAGTTGCCCCCTCGGCGCTCCACGGTTCTCCTTGGTGGTCCCCGAACCGGATCACCGTGCTCGGAGTGGCGATAGATCCCTGGGTGCAGCTCGTCACCGGGCCGGAGAGGTTGAGGCATCCGCTGCCGGTGGTGAACATGCGGTAGGGGAGCGAGGGGTCGATGGCGACGGTCCCGCCGTCGAGACCCGCCGCGCACGCGCTCGGCCCGATCCCCGTGATCACGACATCGGTGGGGCGCACGGGTGCGGTCACGCCGGAGGGGTCGACGAGCGGAACCCCCGAGGCGTTTCCCTGCAACGGCTGCACGCTGCCGTCGGGAGCCTGAACCCCCATGAGAAACGGATTGGTGACGACGCCCGACCCCTTGGGCTGCGCACCCTGAACCGGCGTGCTGTCGTTGTAGTTGACGGCGAGCGCGACGCCGCCCGTCAGTGCTGTCAGAAGAGCCAGGATCGCGATCCGGCCCCCGAGCGAAAGCTTGTTCATGTGAGATCCTTTCCTCTGTCAAGAGCGCAACGATCCTACCACGGGATCGCCTCTACTGCTGAGCCTTCAACCCCACCGCGCGCCAGTAGCCGCCGAGCAGGCCCCACGGCTCGACGCCTTGCAGCTCGTACCGCTCCCCGTCGCCGATCGTCACCACATCGCGGTGCCGCAGCTCGAGCGGCGCGAACACGACGCACGAGCGGCGCACGCGGTCGCCCTCCGGCAAGTGGGCGAGGTCGGAGAACCCCGCCGGGCGCTGCACGTGCGCCGCAGTCGAGAGGGTCGACGACGCGCCGAAGGTCGCCGTGCCGTTCGTGTCGAAGGTCGCCGCGCCCGGGCGCGTGATCGTGATCGTCTCGGTGGCGAAGCGCGAGATCACCCCGACCAATCCCTGGAGCCTCATGTGGGATCCTTTCCGACGCCGCGAAGTTCCCAGGTGATCGAGTTCACCATGCGGCCGGTGTCCACCAGCGTTCGAGGCTCGGCGACCTTGACCTGCCGCGGGTCGTCGCCTCGCTTGAGCGCCTTACGCTGGCGCCGCGCCAGCTCCGCCTTCCCGCGCTCGAGCTTGCGTGCGAGGGTGGCGGGCGCATTGGGCGGGGGGATGGTCGGACCCTGCGTCACGTAGGCCTTCATGTCCGCCGCCATTTGCGCGCCGATCAGCTCGAGCAGGCGCAGGTACTCCTGCGCGCCCTCGAACCCGCGCGCGACGCCGGCAATGATCCCCCGGCGCACGGCGACCGTCAGCATGGCGCGGTAGCGCTCCCGGTTCTTTGCGAACGACGCGAGGATGAACGGGCGCGCGGGGATGCCCTTCGCCGGGGCGCCGAACTCGTGAATCAGCGCGAGCTTGACGTTCGTGAGCGGCTCGCCGCCTTCCTCACCTCGCACCGCGGCCGCGCCCTTCCCGACTACGCCCGCGGCAACGCAGGCGTTGCCGACGGTGATCGCGCGCAAAGCCTTCCGCAGCTCGTCGAGCCCGGGCCCCACGTTCGAGACCGAGAAGAGCGGCTTGACGCTCACGGCACGAGACCCCCGATCACGCCCGGCCGCGAGAGGCGCCGCAGCTCGACGAGGTAAACCGTCTCGCCCGGCGCGGCCGCGCGCACGGCGTAGCTCACCGACGGGCCGCCGGAGATCGACTCCGACGCGACGGGGGCGCCCTGAGGCGTCGCGCCCGCGGGCGGGTTGCGCGCGAGGATGTGCGCCGTCATGTAGCAGCCCGCCAGCTTGATCTTGGATCCGAACGCGGCGCGGTTGAGTTGGAGATCCGCCGCCGCCGCGGCGGCGTTGTAGGCGTTGACCGAGACCCCCGACAGCTCCGGGATCTGCAGGTCGAACTCGGCGCGCGTCCACTCGATCGCCATGAAGTGCTCTCCTTACAACGCGGGGCGCCCCCGATTCGAGGGCGCCCCGGAACACGTCGACAGCCGCGCCGCCTAGCTGTTCGCCGGAGCCGGCTCGCCGGTCGCGTTGTCGGTCTCGCTGTCTTCGGGCTTGGTGCCCGGCTCGATCGCCTGCCCGGCGTCGCTCGACACCGCGGCGGCGGCCTTGGTGGCGCGCTCGACGGCGCTGGGGATCTC